AGTGAATACCCGCCGCAGCAATCGTATCAACATATGTCTTATTGGCAATATCATTACCACTTGACGGTGTCGTCGATACAGTACCCGCAGTCAGAGTTGCTGTTGTCGCATTTAGCGTATTAAACGTATTCTGGACAGGGTAAGAGCCAGCGGAATCAAGATAGATAGCGCGTTCTGACGGATACGTACAGAACACATTTTTAGCGCCAGCAACAAACGATACAAGCGATGCACCTGTACTTGAAGACAGAACCGTGTCGCGGGAAAGGGTAGTGCCCGAGGAGGTATACGTACCGATACCAACTTCCCAGTCGCCTGTTACTGGATCAACGATAGCATAGTACGTCGTATTACCATCACCTATAACGGCAAAAGACTGAAACCCTAAAACCGCGCCACCCAGCGTAAGAGTGCCCGTACCTACCGTGGTAGATATTTCTTGGACTCTGTCTTTAACTATAAGCGCCATGTTTTAATCCTGCGTATTTACCACTTGCCACAAGCCCGTTTGTTCATTGTAGATTACCGACCATCCGGGGGACGAATTCGTGTTTATCGTATTCCAGCTAACAGTCTGTGAGTCGTCAATAAGCTCCCACAAATATCGCGCAACAAGCTGATCCGCTGCCACTGCACCTTCAGTTACTGTAGCAATAAACACCGCAGATGCCAAGATTGACGCAATGGCCTCAGTACCTTCCGCTATTGCTGCGTTAAATACTGAGGGTGCCACCAATATGCTATCTAGCCCGTTACTGTTCTCATTTACAAAAACCGCAATGCTCGCAGTTGCACTAATGGAGTCAATACTTAATGCATTATCCGATAATGCCGCGTTCAAAATTGCATTTGCAAAAACCGTATCAATTACGCTACATAACTCATCCACGGCTGCGCTGTAAATTAAGACACCAACCACAACATCATCTACGGTCGCTGATTCTGCTATAGCAACGGCAAAATTTACGCTTGCACTTACTAGCTCGGCAGTCGTTGACGCTTCAAGCACGGCGGTTTCGAAGACTACTAACGCACTGATTGTGTCAGCGCCGCCAACAGACTCTGCAATACCTGCGGCAACCGTAATTAACGCGGAGACTATATCGGAGGCTTCTGCGCCTTCAGTAACAACCGCGCTAAAACTTGCCGCCACCACTACCACGCTGTCCGACCCAACTTCCGTTTCAGAAACAGCCGGTGTAAAAGTAGCTATCGCTAAAACTGAATCATCCGCTGCCGCTGACTCTGCTATGTCACTATTGAAAACCGCTGCCGCTGCCCCAAGGGCCGCAAAAGGCGCGGCTGCGTAAGGAGCATCAGCGAACACAGCTTAGGCAGCGTCGAGGCTGAAGGTATAGGTCACGTTAAGCGTGTCGCCTGCCACCACGACACGATCCCCCGGAGATTGGAAGTTAGACTCAGAAAACAAAATACCTGACGTGCCACTTGATACGCTACACAAAAACGCACCTCCCACAGTCCCACCTGCACCCGTTATGGTAAAAGAAGCGGGGGAGGCGGTGTTACTAATTACCGAGGGGTCTGCGGTTGTAGCCGTCCCAAACGTAACCGCCTTACGTGAACCAGAATAATCGGTGTACTCTGTCCACGCTTTAGAGGCTAATGTGTCGCCCCCAGAGTATGAAACAGATGCACCGGGGCCTGTTATAAGACCAAGGTAAAACGCGGCAGAGTAAGCTGCCCCTTTGAAGTACTGGGTGTTCATGTCTTGCAGCCCCTGATTGACTACAAGATTGTGCTCGGTTGTTTTCCACTTCAGGTTGCCGTCTTTGTCTAGGCACTGTACGTGGAATACACCACCTGCTCGCATGCCCTCTGAAGCGCCAGTACGCGCTGTAAGCGACGAACTCACGTTGTCTACTCCTGATGATTTTGCGATAAGCATAATAACCTCTTAAGGGAAACGAATTAAAGCCGTCGTTGCTGTGTTTGCTGGCAAAGTGACGGTGTTGCTGGTTGAAGTAAATGTCTTATCTGAACCGAAGTCCAGTACTGCTACTGATTTATTGCTTTGTGTGACGTTGTAGATCAGTGCGCCACGGGCGGTAAAGTTGGCACCGGGCCAAGACACATCTGCGAAGTCTACGTACACCGTACCTGTGTTCACATCCGTACTGATTGTCACGCCTGTCATTGCCACACCACCTGCTGTGTAGCCTGTACCTGTTACTTCGTTCGTCGTTGTGTACACAGTGGTCAACTGCCCAATATCTGAGAACGCTGTGTAGAGCGCCATCTTCAATGTGTCGGTTGCCAAGTTCTGCCCCGCTTGGAGCATCTCTTGTTTGAAGCTGTTTGTCAGTCCCTGTTGAATCATGGGTTAACCTTAATCTTTGCCTGACCATCGCGGTACGCATCACCACGCTCCAGACCTGTACCCAGACGGTTCAACTGAGCCAAAGCTTCATCGTACTTGGCTTTGTACGTCGCCATCATGTCAGTCTCACCCTTCAAGAACACATACGCTTCAAGCATTGTGCCGTACAGCAAAACCGGTGAGTAGTTGTCACCAAGCCAAGTGCGGCCATCTGCCGCAACAGTAATTGACTCTGGGTAAGCGTAGTAGTGAAGCTCGACGTTGTAAACCGCGTCTGGTGTGGGGCCAAGGATAAAACTCAACTCGTCCGTAATAACGCTTGATGCCACTGTCGGGCCGAACAACGCGTAGTATCTAGGTAGCCCGGTTTCTGTTGGGGTAGGGTACGCTGCGCGGATAAAGTTCACATCTTTATTCAACAGGTACTCGTACGCGCCCGTGCCATCAATCACCGCCATAGAAAAAACCGACATAAAGTCGGCGGGGCAAGACAAGTACTTGTTGCCTGATGTAGTCAAGCCCGTAACGTTTTTGCGCAAAGCAGGAATTTGAACGCTGTTGTAGATGCGCTCTTCCGCTTGCGTAATAAACGTATTGATCTGTTCAGTGCCGGTAGAAGTAATAAGCGGATTCGCCCCTGTGACGCTTGTCCACGTATTTGTGGGGAAGTCGTTTTGCAGGTAGTTCTTAACAGCAGTAAACAGTTCGGTATACGTCATGATTAACCCATCGGACCACGAGCCATCGTGCCTTTAGTTGCCGCGCCAGTACCACGGATTTTGATACCCGAAGTCTTTGGTTCTGGGTAGTTGCCCTTACTGATACCGCCCACAGAGATATTCATCTTGTCCATGCACTTGGCACCGGACTCGCCCTGTGAAGGCATTACTTTGGTTTTTTTGCCGTCCATAGTATGTGGCTCCGCGTAAACAGCAGCTTGGCCAACTTCTTTGCCGCCCTGCTTTTGTGAGTATTTGGCCATTACTTGCCGCCCTGATTTGCAGAACGCGCCATATTACGGCCCATAGATTTAAGGGCTTCGTTGGTCACGCCGCCTTTAGCCATTTTATGCATGCGCTTCTCGTGGCCCTTGACTGCCTTTTTGGCAATCTTCTCCATGATTGGCTTGTCCTTCTTGATGTCTGAGTGTTTCATGTCCTACTCCTATGAAATTGTCACATTACCCACAATGCCTGCCGAGGTCAAATTGTTGGGTGTCAACCCCGCGTCGTTGGCACTTGCCCCGCCCACTGGACGCCATCCCCACTGAAACACCCGACTACCGCCTGCCGGATCGCCCCCTGCATTTACCGAAGTACCCGGCGTATCCGTAATCTGTAAGCCTGTATTACCCGACTGACGGTAGCTTATATCCGGTCTTGGATTCCTCAATCCTTGCGGGTCATCCACCGGGTACATGCCCAACTGCAACTGCGGCTGATCTGGGTCCCAGCATGTGGGGCACACCAGCAGATTGTACGTCTTGGTCTTCAGTACTTGTTTCTTTAACTGCTTAAGCTTAAACCGTTGACCGCAACGATCACATTCCGCAATCGCATGCTTACCCGAGGCAAACCTGTTGCCCATGATTAACCGCCGCCGATAAAGTACTGTCTAGGCACGAAACGCACCGCCGCACGGTCTTGGTCCTCGTTGGCCGCGTTATTCCACGCCTCATCGTATTGCGCCTTCAAAATGTCTAATCGGGCCAGACCTTCCGGCACTTTCAACGCAATATAGTATGCCAGCCCTGCTGCCAAACAGGGGACGAACCTGAACGGCACATCCATGGTTTTGGTACCGCCATTACCGGCATCCTGAATACGGCGCATACGCCAGTAAACAAACTGATATGTGGTACCGGAGTCAGGCGTTGGCCAGACGGTAATACTCTGCTTTTGCACCGCGTATATAGGGGCGCTTACCAAATGCGCTGCTGCCGTTGTGTCGCCCTGTCCGCGTGTGCAGTTAAGTAGGTACGCTGGGTTGCCATTGGCCGCAGGCTGTGTTTCGTTGAACCCAATCAACTCTGAACCAATCCGAATAAAGCCCGCCGTTGGGACGCCTACCAGTGAAGTCACCGGAATCGTCGTAGCCGAATCCGAAATACCTGCCTGCAAAGTCCCCGTAAGCAAAGACTCGCTGCCAGACAAGCGTTGTATCCACACTTGAATTGGACGACCTTGAGTTAGTTTGTTGGGGATGGTGGCGTAAGTTGAAACGCTGATTCGGGTAATCGTCAGGTCGGACTGGCTGCTGGCTTGGTTGGCATTGGTGCGAATAACATGGTCCAGAAGATCAACAGTATCGTCAGGAAGTGCATAAGTTGGTTGCCCCGGGGTTAGTACAATCGTGTTCTGTTCAAACGTCCACATGTTCACGCCACGGTTTGCCCAATCGGCAAACAGGAGGTTCAAAGACCTCCGCGCTGTACGCAAATCGTAACCGGTACGCAACTCTGAACCGGCGCGTTCAAACGCTTCCTCAACCATTTCGTTGAGGTCAAGGTTAAAACTGGCTGTACCGGAGGTTGTCATTTAGACCATCTTCCCTTTGGTTTTACCCCGCTGTGCGATGCCATCGGCACGGGACGAAGCAGACGACACTTTGCCGCCTTTAGCGTAGTCACGATCTCGTACATGTGCAGGTACGGGTGTTTTTCGTTTTGTGCCTGAAGTTACAGGCGTTGTGCTTTCGTAGCGTTTCTGTTCTTCTTGCTGGTCTTTGTCAGTGTGAGGCCCCATGTACGGCAACTCAATAATTTTAGGTTCTCTTTTAGACATTATCTATACCCCGCTGTTTTCTTTGCAATGCTCTTGGGTTGCGCTACGAACTGCTTTCCTGCTTTCTTCCCTGCCCGCTTTGCCTTCGTCGTGGCGGCATACTCGGCTGGGCTTAGTGCCTTGATTGCCTTTTCCGGGAGGTAACGCTCCCCGGTCTTTGACGACGGCTTTCCGCTTTTGGTTCGCCATTTCTGGTCTCCCCAGTCTTTCAGCGATTTTTGCGGGGCTTTCACTTCATCATACCTCGCGTCTTACCGCGCTGGGCTATACCGTCTGCACGGGATGAGGCTGATTTTACAGCACCACCCTTCTTCATTTTTTCTACATCTTTAAACCGTACTGCTTTACCTTCTGGCACTTTACTTCTGGGTGCGCGTACAGTAACAACCCCTTCGCCGCCCTTCCATTCCCTGCCAAACTTACCAACTTTATCGCCGCCACTCCACCACTTCTCATCGCCCGCACCGTACTTTGGTTTTGGGTTTCTCTCGAAATACCCAGATTTTTTTGCTGCCTCATATTCCGCTTGCGACATATTTCTGTACGCGTGCGTAATATCTTTATCGCTGGTTGGCATACGAACTGGCGAACTTTTTAACCGTAGACCCCCTGATGTAACAACTTGGTTTCTAACATAAGGGCGCGTAGCCATTTCAGCGGCGCTTAAAGCCCTTTTCCCCAACCCCAACCCAATTAAATCTTCCGGCCCTACTGGGGATGCTTCCAATGCCTGTTTGCGCTCCAACCGACGGCGATACTCTGGGTCACGCATATCTTGCGTTGACATGTCCATTACAGACCCACCATCGTCAAATTTTTTGCGCTTTTTCATCTCAATCCCTGTACCCGCCGCCAGCGGCTTTATATTTCTTCGCCACCAACTGCGCTTTACGGGCTGACCACTGACCTGCACCTGTGCCATGAGTTGCTGCGGACTTCACTTGGCTCACAATCTTCTTACGAAGTTCTGGCTTGGTGTAGTTACCAGCAGCATTAACCTTTCCGCCTTCTTTATACTGAATAAAGTCGGTGTCATCCCGCCGCGCTTTCTTCTTCGCTTTGGGCATCTTGGAAGGGCTGATTGCGCCCATACCACGTGAGGCTCTCATGCGCGTGTCTTTCCACGAATAGCACAACCATCAGCTCGGGCGGATGCGGATTTAACTTTGCCGCCCTTTTTCATGCCGCCAGCGTACTGTGCTGCAATTTGAGCTTGGCGCTCTGCGTTCATTTGTTCCGCAGTGGCTTCTCGGCGCATCTGTTCTTCCTGCGCAATCTGGGCTGCTTTATCGGGGTTAAGCATTTTACCCATCATGCCTTCGCCAGTAGCAGCGCCATACACAGGACTTATCGCCCCAAGAACTCGCTCAAACAATTTAGCCATTACGGCCTCCTATTAGTACATCTTCCCACGGGTTTTGCCGCGCATAGCGCAACCATCAGCACGGGATGAGGCTGACTTAACTTTGCCGCCTTTTTTCATACCACGAGTTTCGCGTTGGAGTTCAGAAGCATACTCACCCGCTTTATCATCCGGCATCGAAAACATGTACTTACTTTTACCACCCTTTATTCGGTTTATATGACTGATTCCGGTTGGTGTTTCGTACTGACCTTGAGGGCCTTCTTCTACTTCGTGTATTCTCTCAGCACTAAACGTTGCCTTACTGGGTTTTTTCTTTTCAGCCACGATAGCCTCCTATTAGCACTTACCGCCGTACTTCATCTTGGTCATGCCGCCTTTTTTCATGCCGGTCGAGCCAGCCATCTTGACCATCGCGCCTTTGGTTTTGCCTTTGACAGCAACGCCATCACGGCTTGGAGCCGCAGTTTTCACAGCGCCCATCTTGGATGCACCCATACCGCCTTTAGCCATCTTTTTCATACCGCCTCCTGATTTAGTAAATTCTTTCCCCACAGATTGCGGCACACCGGCCTTCTTAGCAAACGCAGGGTTGTGGGCAACCGCCTGCATAAACTTTTCTTGCTTTTTAGATACGGCTGGCATTAGTGCACTTTACTCCCAAAAAACCCAAGCACTGCACCAATCAAACCACCAGCAAAACTACCTACTGCAATCAATACTTTCCATCCACCTTCAGCGGAGGCCAACTTTTTACTGATGTCTTCCAATGACGCACGAATAGCCGCAACGTCTTCACGCATGGCATCCATATCGTCTTGCAGGTGTTTAATATCGTTGGCGTGGGTTGCAAGTTCTCGCGCCGTTTCAATTTCTGGATTTGCCATGTTCAACACTTCCAAGCTCTTAAAGATTTGTTAATACGGCTGTTCGGGTCTTTTGCTGTCTTAGCTGAGGTGAGCTTCTTCTTCATGCCCTTCATACGAGCACAAAAAGAATCTCGACGCGACCCACCTTCAGGTTGAGGAGCTTTAAGCCCCGGCTTCCCCGGATTGGCAGCGTTATACGAAGCACGTCCTTTGGCATTTAAGCCGCCCTTCTCAGACTTACCTTCTTTGCGCGTCCACGCCGGAGACTTAGCCATAGAACACCGTTACAGTTGCGTTAGACAGAGTGGCATATACGTTGGTCGAAAAAAGTACGCCTTCGCCCGGAATGATGACGTTGAACGTCTCACCGTTAGCGACCGTGTTAATGGTCATAATCGTTGTGCCGCCTGAACCGCCATTTTTCAGGATTACACTACCCGCACTCCCGCCGGGAGTAATTACCATCCCTTTAACGCGAGTGCGGTCGCCGTACACACTATCTG